TCGAAACCCAAAAAAGCGTTTCTTGGATAAATAAAGTTCTTAGTCATAATTGCCTCCTATTGACTAGCAAGGTTAAACGAGTCCCGGTTATCGGCGACTCTATAATATATATAATACTTTTTTTTCAAATGTACATAGCCTGTACAAACTTTTTTTACTTTGAACCATTTCCTATGTTGTACTTTGGACATAGATTCCAGTCATCTTTATCTTTAAAAGATATAATCTTAATTTGTCTTAACGGTGCGATTGGTTCTAGCTTTGTGGCTTTATCAATTTGTAGTAAACCCCAATCACTCATAAGAGTTGCGATTGTGTTTCTTCTTGCTACATCATTTTCTTCTAAGTTAGATTTCTTTCCATCAAGCAGGAAAAGTTCTTTAAAGTGAACTATGAAGTATCTACCTTGCTTGTGAAGTATATGACATGATTGATAGAGTTTGTTGTCTTTACGAGATGCTACACCAATTCGTGTTAATGTTTCTCTTATCTTTAAAAAATCATCTGGCTCATTTAATGTGACTTCCAACATATTAGCTGGAGCCCATTCTACTATATTACTTTCTTCCACCGGTCATTACCTTATTTTTCAATTCATTAATCTGATCAGTGGTTAGGAGAGATAATACTTGGCGGGCTTTTTCATTACTATAGCCATAATATTTTTTTACTGCTTCCAAATCACTTACAGTTTCTGGCTTATGCCATTTAGAAAACCTTTTACGTTTTCTAACTATATTTATAAAAAAGTCAAATTGTAAACGATTGTCAAGGTGGTGGTTGCGATTCATTTCATTTGCTGCAAGAACTGTATCTGGAAAGTATGATAGTTGTCTATTAATCATGTACGGAGCATATCCTTTCTCCGTCACGTCATCAATCATTATATCTTTCTTAGTATAGTTAATTGCATTTACATATTCAAAAGGGTTCATAATAAACTATCTACTCTCTGTGCATCGGTAGTTTCAAAGCTACTGTTAAATGATATTACGGTTTTTTGTTTTTCAGAATTTGTATTGGACCTATGTATTATATAGGCAGGAAAGGTAATTAAATCACCTTCTTCTATCTCAATTTCTTTAATTATTTTTTGATCTAAGACATTAAAAAATTCTGTCTTATTATTTTTATCAGGTAGTTCTAAATAATAAATGTTAGCAAATTGTGCTTTACCATGTGTATGCCAATCGTGTTTATCAAATTGCCAGTATTGTTGAAACCATGCGTGGTGTATTGACATTTCTTGAGTAAACATAAACTTAGATTGTTCTTGCATAATAGGTTCTATTGTATCAAAGAAAAGTGGTAAGTATGTTCTTTCATGATTTTCGTCTAAGTGATAATCTGTTCTAGTGATAAATGCATCATTGTAAGTAGTAGAATCTGCTTCATTATTTTTTATAAGATACAAAAGTTTTTCTTTTACTTCGTCGTGATTTTTAACTTTATTAATAAAGTAAAAGCTATTTAAATTACATACTTTCATTTTGAGTTCCTTGATACAGAGTATTAAATTCCTCTGTAATTGGTACTACGGTTGAATCCCACCAAGCTATGAAAGCTTGATAGTTATTATCAAAGTATGATTCTTTTATAAAGTTTTCAACTTGCATACAGTCAAATGCCAATGATGGTTGCAATAAGTCATGTGCTGATAATAACTCACACATTGCTAATTGATTTACAAATTGATTTAACATTTCTATTTCCATTATATTTCCTTTGATATCCTTTCGGCTAAAGCCATACCCATAGTCCAACCTAAATGACCAGCTCCAGTATTAACCCATACACCTTTAATTTTTCTTACGATAGGTATCATATCAGGTGTCATTGGTCTTAAACATGCCCATTCATTATAGTTATCTCTTTTTATAAAAGTATTTTGTTTTACCCAATCAGCTAGAGGTTTAATTCTATCTTGGCGTATGTCGTGATTCCATTCTGCTAATTCAGCAGTTCCAGCAACTCTAAACATATTATTTGCGAATGGTGATGCTACTATTTTTCTTTCATCATCTAAGACAGAAATATTAGGACCTTCGTACGCATTGTCATACGTTATTGAGTAACCTTTGATAGGATATACATTTACTGGCACTAATGCTGGTGTGTAAGCTCCGGCACATACAACTATTTCATCATATTCTTTTTTAAGATCATCTAAACTTAAAGCCATATCACGTTTACCTGATAAGAACTTAATTTCACGTGTGGCCACTATCTTATTAACTCTAATACTAAAATCATATTTGGAGTCTTTCATCATATGAGTACATAGGTTTTTACAAAAAGCGTGTATATCACCTACTGAATCACCTTTAGTTAATGTTGCACCTATGACATCATTTGATTTAATATTATACTTTATGAGATTTGTTTTTGTTTTAACTCTACCCCAACCTGTATCTTTAAATCTTTCTAAAGTTTTTTGTGCTTTGTCCCATGATTGTTTGTTTCTATAAATGTGTAGTATACCACAATCGTTATGATGAAACTCTATGCCAGTTTCTTTCATTAACTTCTTCATTAATTTACGAGAACGTAAACTATATTCTATAGTTCTACGCGTATTGTGTTCATATCTGTTTTTAAGAGTGGCCCCGACAAATCCAGCGATCCATTTAACTTTTGACCAAGACCATACATCTGGTCTAAATGCAAGTGGAGCATCTGGTTGTGTTAGCCATTTAATACCCTTAGCTATATTTTCATAAGTGTTCCACACTTCAGCATTACACACAGACAATTGACCGCCATTGGCATAGCTGCATTGTTCTGCAATACCATTAGGATCGTATAGTCTTACTTTATATTTTTTGGATAAAAAGTATGCTGAAGTTATGCCAGCGATTCCACCGCCAACGATAGCTATGCTCTTTTTTGATTTCCCCAATCTTCGACTCCACCAATATAATTGTCATAATCTATTTCAGCTTCTATATGCTCTTTTGTTAAGTCAGATGTAGGAAACTTATTTAAATGCGTATTATTCCAATAAAGCTGCGGTACGGTTCTATGACCTTTTTCTCTCATAAAATCTTTTGCAAATAAATCATAACTAACATTAATTTCTCTGAAGCTGTAATCCCATTGCATTAATTTACGTTTTAGTTCATGGCAATAATAACAATCTTCTTGAGTGTATAAAGTTAATTTAATTGAATTGAACATCTGACATTACCTCCGTTAAGCATGCTACTACGTTAAGTTCGTGATCAGCAACAAAAGCATTCTTATATTGATAATCACCTAAAATTAAAACCAGTTGTGGAATAGACTGCGGGGCAACTTTCTCCGCCATCCGATCGTATATAGATCTGAAGATTGCTGCTGCATCTGTATCTATATTGTTTACAACCCAAGATCTCATCTTTTTGAAATCTTTATTTTTCAAATAAGAGAAAAGATCATCATAGTTTTTATCACTTACAACATTAATTATACCAGCATCAATGTTACCATTGACTGAATATCGTTGTAATTCATTTATGACTCTACGCCAATCGGGTGCAAATTTCATTATTAGATCTGCAACTGCCATTTGTGTATAGCTTACACCTTCTTCTTCAAGAATGTACTGACATCTTTTCATGAATTGACTCGCTATAGGTGCAAGGTCTTTTTTAGATGTATTGAATTCATATACACCACATCTTGAATGTAGTGGTTCAATGATTCTATTCTTAAAGTTGCAAGTAAGAATAAATCTACAATTACTAGAGAACTCTTCAATGAAACCACGAAGAGCAGGTTGAGTTGATTGTGGATTTAAATAATCTGCTTCATCAAGTATTACAACTTTAAAGTCACTCGATAATGAAACCGATGAGGCAAATTGTTTAATTTTAGTTCTTAACGTATCGATGTTGCCTTCTTCAGAACCATTAATTAATATGTAATCACAATTAAGTTCATTACACATTGCTTTGGCAACAGTTGTTTTACCTAACCCAGCAGAGCCAGTAAATAACATATTTGGTAGTTCACCACCATCAATTATTTTTTGAAAGGTTTCTTTTAGTTTAGTAGGTAGTATAGTATCGGCAACTTTTTGTGGCCTGTACTTTTCAACCCATAGGTACTCATTAGACATTTACGCATTTCTCCATAACAAATAAAATAAAATTCAATAAAGCGTAATTACTTTTTAGGTGCAGGTTCTTCAGCTGCTGGAGTTTCCATAGCTTTTTCTTGTTGAATGGTTTCACATAGTTGAACTATCTGAATGCACTGATCTCTTAGTCCACCGATAGTAGATAACTCTTCACCTTTAAAACCACCTCTTTGTGTTACCGCATCGATAACAGCGATGGTACTTCTTGATGCCTTATTAGAAAGGTCATATAATTGGTCATTATTGCTTGTCATTATTAAACTCCGTAAGTTGACGATTTTTCAAGTGCAATCCAATACTTTACACTTAATTCTTTATGGGAAAACTGTGTTATTAATTTCGAGGAAATTTCAACATCATAATCACCGGGTAAAATTTTCAAGTTAGATATATCTATAATAAAATTAAAGACGGCATCTTCTTTAAACTCACCATCAATATCAATTGAATATGCATTTGATGTTGCATTTTGATTTTCAACAATAGATAAACTTAACACACCGTTATTAGCTTTTATTAAAACTTCTTTATGACCAAGTGTTGATGCAGCTTTTTTAAGTTTATTAAGAGTGTCATTATCTAATGTAAACTTAACATCTGGCTCAGGCATTGCAACATCTTTTGTAGGTGTTGTTAATGTTTCAGCAGCTGAATAGAAATACTTTACGTTGGATCTACCTGACTCATCAGATATAACAACAAAATCATTATTAAATTCAAGGTTAGGATTATTGACTAAACCGGTTACACCAATGAATTCATTTAAATCATAGATGCCAAAGTCTTTGTCAAAGGTTTCTGGTATTTCAGCTTTAGCCACAACATTACGGGCTTCACTGATGGTTCTAATAGGACTTCCAGCAGTAATCAAAATATTTTGATTAATAGACGAAAAGTTTCTAAGGATGTCCAGGGTGGAATCACTTAATTGCATTATATACTCCTTCTGATTTTATAATTAATTATACCACAGTTTTTACTAAATGTACACATTTAAATTTTCATTTTAGAGAAATTTCTTTCTTTAACAAATTCAATCTTAGCATCAAACTTACCATCTAATATATCTCCTTTATGTGATATAATAAACGTATTAGTATCTTCACCAAGTGTGTTTAGTATTTTCAATAAGTTTTCAACACCATCATGATCTAATGATGAGTCAAAGGTTTCATCTAATATTAATAGATTAGTTGAAACCGAGTTTTTCATCTTTGCTATTTGACGCCATGTAAATAACAACGATAAATCGATTCTTTGTTTTTCACCTTCACTAAAAGATTCATAAGTAAAGTCATCTCTGAATCTTGATCTTATAGTTTCTTGAAAGCTTTCATCTAAATCGAATGAAACAAAGAAATCTAGTACTTGTAAATGTTGGTTAACAAGTTTATTAATTGCGGGTAAATACTGTTTTATTATTTTAGTTTTAATTCCAGTGTCTCTAAGCATTTCCGCAATGACACCATTATAATTTATTTGTTCTGTTACTTTAAGTCTTTCTTCAATTAAGTCTTCTTTGTTTGTAGTAATATTTTGTAGATCTAGTCGAGCTTCATCTAGATCGGTGCTTACCTCTTCAGATAAATAAGACCTTAAATCATTGTTACTTTGATTTAACGATTGTATTTCTCTGTTGTTAGCATTAATTGAATTAGCTTTTTCTCTAATGTGATTCATTAGTTGTTCTAAGTCATTTATATTATCTTGTAATTGTTTTTCATTGCTTTGAATTACATCTAAAGTATTTTTCAATTGATGTGCTTCACTTTTAGCATCACTTATAAGTTTATCTTTATTAGCAATGTTTTGTTCACATGTTGGACATGTGTCATTTTTTTCTAAAAACATTCCGCGTTTTGCGATAGTTTTCATTTGTTGTTTTACTTCTGCAGTTTGTGATATAATATCGTTCTTTTGCTTTTGTAATTCTTTATATTCGCTATCACTATTATTATCTTCTAATTCTTTAGATAAATCATTATTATGATCTTGTAATTTTTGAATTTTTAATTCTGTGGATTGTATTTGTTTTTCATACTTCTTTTTATTTTCGCTGGTAAGTGCAGCTATATCTCTTATATATTTTGACTGCTGCTCTATTTTTGTTTTACATAATTCTATGTTAGTATTAATAGAGTTTGCTTTATCTTTAAGTACTGAATTTTTTTCTTTTAATATTACATTCATTTTAGAAAAGATATTAATATCCAGAAGATCCTCGATGACATCTCTACGGTGACCCGCATTAAGTTGCATAAAAGGTATGAAGGAGGAAGAACCTAAGACAACAACTTGATGAAAACTCTTATGATTGAGTTTTAAAATGTTTTGTTCTAAGATCTTCTGGTATTCCATTGCATGCGATGATTGATTAATCATCACACCATCTTTCCATATTTCAAATACGTTAGGTTTTATTCCTCTAACTAATTTGAAATTAGATTGACCAATCGTAAATGCAACTTCAACCATTGCTTGCTTTTGGTTTATAGAATTTACGAGCTGTGCTTTACTTATCTTTCTATGTGGTTTACCAAATAAACCAAATGATAATGCATCTAGCATTGTAGATTTACCTGCACCATTGTGACCTACTACTAAAGTAGATTTGGTTCTTGTAAAATCAACATCCGTAAATGTATTACCTGAAGATAAAAAGTTTTTATAACGAAGAGTTTTAAATATTATCATGCTATTTCTAGTGCCTGTGCCTCAGTCATCAATTGTCTCATTTCAACTTTGATTTTATTCTTATCCAAGTCTGTGTCTACGGCATCTATATAAGTATCTACTATCTCAGTAGTATCTTCGAAATTCATGCTTTCATCATCAACATTTGCACCAATAAACTCATTAAAATTTTCTGCTATCTTTAATTCATAAACCTTTTGGTTTTGTATATTATCAATAAACCTGTCAAACGTAAAAGGATCTGTTTTATTCATAACAATAACTTTTACAAATTTATTAGTAAAATCTTTATTGTAATTATTATAATCTATTTCTTCGTCATTGTAAAGGACTTTTTCAAATAAAGTGTGATTATTTCTTATCTTCTCTATTTTTCTTGTTTCAGTATCTATTATGTGAAAGTACTTAGGATCATGAGCATCAGACCAAAAGAATTCCATTTGTGAACCGAGATACCAAATATTATCTTTTTGTGATGCACAGTGATAGTGGCCACTTAAAACCATTTCAAATCTTGAAAATAACTTAGGATCCATACCGTGTGTATTCTTTAATCCTCTCATCATTTCAAAACCGTTTAATTCAAGATGTGCACCAAGCCAATCTGCTTTACAATCTTTTATAAAGTTCATACATTGTGTGTAATTATCTTGGCATATCCAAGGGACTAAGCCTATCCTTAATGAATCGTATTCCATTACTGTTGGTTCCATAACAAT